GCGGAAATATTATCGCGCTTGAGCCATCCAAACGCTATATTTTCCGCTTGGACAATGTCCTCAGCGTCAAGCTCAACGAAACGATCCGCAACATTCATGTCGCTGGAGGTTTCAACATGGACAACAAACGCTGGCTTGCGCTCGACCATGCGACCTTGAGCGGCCTCGGATGAAAGCAGGAAAGAAAGAGAATGTGCCATGGGAACCTCCATATCGGCGTGCCTTGGCGGGATTGCCTCGGCTATAATGTTAACCTAATGTTAACATCTACCCATTACAAGAGCTAATTTGCAAAAAACTGGCCCTCCCTGCATTTTTTTGTTATTCTGCACCCGTTAGTGGCTAACTCCCACCCGGCCACTGAGCCACCCGGCTCCCCCGCGCTGTCATCCTCCCATGCTGGCGCGGGGTTACTTCGGGCAGGTTTTGCTGTATTATCGTGGGAAACGAGGGACGAGGGCGCACTTATGGGCATACTAGACGATCTGGCGATGGGTTTCGGCTTCAAGGAAAGAGACCGGGACTATTACGACCGCACGGCCGCCACGATAAGTCGGAACCAAGGCTCTGACGCTGGCGACAAATATATGTCCGGCCTCGGCGACAAATACAAAGCCGCCCCCAACTACTCCACCGCCATCGGCCCATCTCTGGCTGACTTCCGCCAAGTGCCCAACACAGGTGCCGGCGCGAACCCATACGACGTTTCCGGCAACCTCCGCTCGGACTACAAGCCCGGATCTGCGGCCCAGCGCTACAGAGACGTCGGCCGCCCGCAGCCCGGAACACTGCCGCACATGCTGACCCGATCTCCGGGCATCTTGGGTCTACTGACCAACCTCCTTGGCGGCTACAAGCCAATCCAGCCGCAAGGTGAGTTACGGTCGTCGTATAAGCCAATGAGCGCCAAGGCGGCGCCTATGGGCTTTACGCCTGAGCCGGTTGCTGCATATTCTGGAATTCCAGCGGATATGGAGGCGCAATACAGCACGTCTCCGGCGCCTCTCTTAGCAACTCCAGACACCGGCCCCTCGTTCCCAAAAAATACGTTTGGAGAAGTGGTACTCGATTCCGGCCAGCCCAGCGACCCAATGTATATGCAGGGTGGAGATTTTGACGCGTTTGTAGAATCCACTATGGCATTCCCCGATTTTGATGGCATCCGAGATAACCGAGATCTAATGATGGACGTGTTCGAGAAATACAGAGCCATGCACCGAGGTAAAAACTAATGCCCGACTTGGACTTTAAATCGCTGCTTGACGCCATCCAGCGCCAAGAAAGCAGCCGCAACCGCGACGACCCAAACGCCCCGACGGAAGACCTTGATAAGCTGGTGAACCCGAAGAGCGGAGCCCGCGGGATCATGCAGGTAAAACCCGCCACAGCAATGAAGCCGGGGTACGAAAGAAGCGGAGCCAGCAATATATTTGACGTTGCTGAAGAGATGGGCTTTGGCCCTTTTGATCGCACAGAAGATGTGGCGAAAGAGTTGCTTGACACTCCAGAGGTTAGCCGTGAGTTCGCGTCTAGATATTTAGCGGCGATGCTAGTCGAAATGGGTGGCAACGTCGATCAGGGTGTAGCTGCCTACACCGCCGGCCCCGGAGCCGTAAAGTCTGGCGGCGCTAAATACGAAAACCTGCCACATAATGACGACCGCACCTACGTCAGCAACGTGCGCCAATACTACAATCAGGCCACCGGCGACACATACCCTGTGACCATGTCGCCGCGCCCACGCATGCGCCCCAGAGGATTGCTAGACTGATGGCAGACTTAATGCAATTCGTCCCACCGGGATTGCGAGGACCACTTAGAGACGTAATGGGTATGGGCCGTGTCACCGCTGAAGGCGGCGCGGGTCTCATTAACCAAGTCCGCAGTAATCCCATGGCCGTCAATAAGGCAATTGGCCAGAGCATGATCGGGGCAATTGCCGACCCAGTCGGCACTGCGAAGAATGTATATCAAGACGTGGCGGACGCGGCGACAGGCGCCCTGACTAAAACCGCCGCAGATTACCTCATGGACATGTACGGCATCACGCCGTCCGAGGCGAGCCCCACACAGCTCATGGCAGCGAATGATGCGCGATATGCCGACCTTGCAGCCACAGTAGCCACAGCGATCCCAGGTGGTAAAGCACTGAAAACCCTGGGGAAAGCCGCCGGTGACGTTGATGTTGGTGGCCTTGCTGCGGATGCAACATACGCCGGCAGGTCAATCGCAGAGGGTGACTTCAAGGGCGTGCTCGAGGCTTTCGAGCGCGGTGGTGAAGGGCAAGACCTGAGCGCGGCCAAGGTTGACAATCGCGTTGCGGTGGCTGGCGTGCCGCCCGCATACATTGACCAGCTCGAGGCTGGCATAGGACTGCGCGACAGCAATGGCCGCATAAATGTTGACAGCCTCTTGGCGCTTGCATCTCAGTTCGATGAGAAGGGCAACCGCCGGAGTAATATTAAGCCAGACAGAAAGACTGGGATGACGCACAATCATCCAGCGTCGAATGTCCGCATGAACACTCCAATTGAAGAGCAAAATGTTGAGCGGATAATACGAGGCAAAGCGGCAAAACGTAAAAACACTGACTTCAAAGTCGGAGACGTTCTGATCCCAGCATTTGGCGACCGCGCGGCGGCGGATGTGGACATAGGCGGGTTTGGCGGAGAGACCTTATCAAGCCCGGTGAGTTTGTTCGGCGGCGGCGGATATATGCGTGAGCCAAACAATTACATCTGGGCATCAGACGAGGGCGTGACGAGCCCATTATTGCGTCAGATAATGTACGCCGCGGATAAGGGGCAAAACCCGAAAATGGTTTACACCTCAATGGGTGCTCAGGCTGGCGACTTCGCCACTGACAATCTCCTGCGAGATTACATCCGCAATATTGATATTGACCCGTCGTTGCGAGGTGTATTGGCGGAGCGTTTGGCCAAGTCAAAAGACTTCACCGATAAAAATTTCCCAATGGATGACCTTGTGTCAGGCGGAAACTCACGTCGAAACTCGATTGGCCTTCTGGATGGCGTTGAAGAATACTTTGAGAACCTGAACGGCTCGAACCGAAGAGCAATTTGGCAGGCCATGGACAATGCTACGTTTAGAGACGCCGGCATTCCGGTCGGCGAGGCTAGAATTGCGATGACGGACCCAGACCTTCTCTACGCAAATCCTTTTGATAGCGGCCTGAACGTAGGCCGCCCAGACCTGAGTAGCCGTGAGATATCCATGACGTCGGATCATCCAATATACCCCACCGCTATTCGCGGGCAGTATGAAGGGTCAACGCCGGTGCAGATCCCCGGATCAATTCTTTGGAGAGACTTCTTTAATGCGCGACGAGGTGAAGGTGGTGGCCTTCCGGGCTCAGACCAGAGGTCGTTCTTGATGTCACACCCAAACATGAGACAAGAAGTTGACCGCCAGATGGAAGACGAGATCGGCCAATTCATAGAATTTTGGCGCGCATTTAACCAATAAGGGGCCACAAGATGGACTATGACGTGAACAAGATGGCCTCAGAGCTTGAGGCAGAGCTTAACCCGGACGTGATGGACGAGGTGGAGTTGCAGTCGGTCGTCGCGCGCGAGCTCGAGGACGCAATCGACTATATCGACAACTACATCAGCCCCAAGCGCGCTGAGGCGACCAAATATTACAACGGCGCCCCATTCGGCAACGAGGAAGAAGGTCGCAGTCAAGTGGTCAGCCGAGACGTACGGGATACCGTACAGGCGGTCATGCCGTCGCTGATGCGCGTGTTCCACGGATCCGACGAGGCAGTGTCATATATCCCCACCGGCCCAGAGGATGTCGAGGCGGCGCAACAGGCGACCGACTACGCCAATTTCATCATGAACCGCGACAACAACGGCTTCTTGGCGATGCACTCAGCATTCAAAGACGCACTGATCCGCAAGGTCGGCATCATCAAGTGTTTCTGGGAAGACAAGACCGAAGTCGAGACCTACAATCTGACCGGCCTCGACGATGCTGCACTTGCAGCACTCGCCGCCGAACCGGACGCGGAAATCACTGTGCAGTCGTCTGAGACTGTCGGCGAGCCGCAGATCGACCCCAACACCGGCCAGTTTATCATGCCGCCAATGATCCACAGCGTCACAGTCGAATATGTGCGCCCAGATGGCCGCGTACAGATCGAGGCTGTGCCGCCCGAGGAGTTCCTGATCTCTCGCGAGAGCAAGGACGTCGAGACGTCTGACTATGTTGCGCACCGCCGCATTATCACAGTGTCCGAGTTGATCTCGATGGGCTACAGCGCCGAAGAGGTCGAAGATCTGGCGTCGGCCCACGACGACATGAACACCAACGTCGAGCGCAACACTCGAAACCCGGCCCTGTCAAACGAGATGAACGCGCGCAACGACGAGGCGATGCGCAAGGTGCTCTATGTAGAAAACTATATCCGCGTAGACTTTGACGGCGACGGGATCGCCGAGTTGCGTAAAATTTGCACCGCGGGCGACGGCAACAAGATCTTGAGCAACACGCCAATCACAATGGCGCCGTTTGCCACATTTACCCCGGAGCCAGAGGCGCACGACTTTTTCGGATCATCCTTGGCAGACGCAGTCATGGACATCCAGCGCATCAAGTCAAATGTCATGCGTAACACGCTCGACAGCCTGAGCCAGAGCATCAACCCGCGCTTGGCGATCGTTGAGGGCATGGTGAACCTCGAGGACGCAATGTCGACCGAGAATGGCGCAATCATCCGTCAGCGTGCCGCCGGTCAAATCCAGCCAATGAGCATCCCGTTTGTCGGTCAGGCCGCGTTCCCGGTCTTACAGTACATGGACGAAGTCAAGGAGGCCCGTACAGGCATCTCCAAGGCGTCGATGGGTTTGGATGCGTCTGCACTCCAGAGCAGCACTGCCGGGGCTGTAAACGCCACTGTGGCGGCCGCACAGCAGCACATCGAGCTGATCGCCCGCGTGTTCGCGGAGACCGGCATGAAGCGCCTGTTCCAGATCATCTTGCAGCTCATTACCACGCACCAAGACCAGCCGCGCATGGTGCGCCTGCGCAATAAATTCGTGCCTATCTCACCAATGGCTTGGAACGCAGACATGGACGTGTCTGTCAATGTGGCTTTGGGACGTGGAACAGACACTGAGCGTATGATGATGCTGCGCCAGATCGGCGAGATGCAGAAGGAGGCTATG